ATCTAACTCCGCAGGGAAGTCAGCTTGTACAATTTGTGCGCCGTTTAAGTTCATGGTTAGTCAACCGTGCTTGAGTCGTGGGTCAACATCCTTTCGGTAAAGAATATATCATAAGGTTCGCAGTCGATAGATACGACTTCGTGAGTTACATCTAACTTTTCAAGTACGCTAATTGGAAGCCAGGTTCTTTCAACATAGGACCAAATAAGGTCTCTAGGATCTAGGTCTAGGGACTTAACAAAACTAGTTTCGTTTCCACGTTTAACTAGAATGTAGTGAGTATCAGAGAAGATGTCTGAGTCTACAAGTACAGCCCACGTTGCAGTGCGGTAGCGAAGTCCAACAACCTCAGTCTCTACAAGGTTTACGTGTGGATTTTCAGCGGTCCAGTTAATAAGGTCCATATCGGTAGCAGCTAAGTTGTCGTATGGGAAAGACTCTACGTCAGCAGAAAGAAGTTTGTCTCCAACTTTTAAGTCAGAAGCAGCAACTAACCCATCTTTAGTACGCACTAAAGTATTGACGTTAACACTCTTTAAACCAGGTTCTGTTCCGCTCTCTCCGCATAACCAAAAACAAACGTCAACTGGTGGATCTGTAGGATCTGGCTCTACAGGGTCTGGTTCATCTGGAGTTACTGGATCCCCAGGCTCATTACAGTAACCATAAATATCCGGACAACCAACAGCAGTAATACAGTAGCTTTGTGTGCCGTTAGTCCCGCACGGTTGAGTTCCAGAACCATAAGTACAAGTACCGTTACAAACGGGTGCATTGGAATCGGTAGTGTCAGTAGGGCACCCATTACAAGGGCCTTCAATATTTGGGCAATCTCCAGGAGTTACTTGAATTGTTTGGGTACCATCGTTAATTCCATCTGGACATCCACAAGAAGTTTGAATAGTTGAAAGAATAGTATTACATGGGTTTGAGCCACCAACTGCAACGCATGGACCGTAGATATCTTCACACCCAGCTGGAGTTTCTTGAAACGTGTAACTTCCAATTTGTCCAGAATCAGTTGTACAAGGTTCTTGTGAGGTAGAAAGAACTGGGCAGTTGACCTGTGGGTCGCCGCCATTTCCTGTTCCTGGAATATCCGGACAAGCAATAAACTGAGTTCCGCTAGTACCATAAATTGTGCAGTTTGTTCCTGGAGTGCCGGAACCTGTATAACTTATAAATTGACGGCATGAAACAGGTGGACTACTAGTGTAGTTAGTTGTATAACAAATCTCTGTAAACCTATTTACCGGATCTGGATCTGGTGGTGGTGGAGGGGGTGGAGCAATACAACGTCTAAAGTTATAAACAGTGTCGCAGCCTTCAGGTGTTATGCACTTGTATCTAATTCCTGTACCAGAAGCACATGAGCCCGTTGCGTATGATTCTTCTCCGCTTCCTTCGCCACAGTAGGCTCCGCCGCACTTAGGAATTTCTCCAATACAGTCACCAATTATAGTATCTTGAGTAGTTTCGCACCAACTTTGAAAAGTTCTAGAGGTTACTAATCTTTGACCTGTACCTAAATACCCGCAAGATTCATAGGTAGCTGTTGAAGTTTTTGGAACAGTACAGTTTTCTGTAGTAGAGCAGGAAGGATAGGAAGTTATGCCCAACTCTTCGCAAACCCACTCACCTTGTCCAGCAACTACTGTGCCAGTAAAGTCAGTACTTTTAAGCTCATTTAAACAAGTTCCAGTAGTAAATGGGCGAAGAGTACAGTAGTACTTAAGGTTAGGTTCTAAAGGATTGCAACAACTGTACGAAACTTTAAGTGAACTATCGCTATATTTTTTAGTAACACGCTTGGCATACCCAGAAGTACATCCAGAAAGTCCACCCCAAAATTCGCATTCACCAATTTCTTCACTAACTACTTGAATAATTGGGTCTGGCGCCGTACATGTGCCTGCTGAAACTGTATATGTAGCGCATCCTAGATCTGTTTGACAGGTGTATGGAGCAGTTCTAGTTCCTAAACTAACGCCATCAGCTAGGTAGCAAGGCTCTGTTGTAGGAAGAATGATTCCGTTGGTGCCATTTAAACAATAATTAGGTCGGTAACAAATAGTTTCCGGAATAGCCGCGGGCTGTTGTCCTGGGGCGGTGCAAACAGAGCGCCATACTCCGTTTATTTTTACATAAGATTGATTTACTGTACGCCAAGTTCCGTTTACTTTTATTTGTCCGCAGACACCATTAGTAGGAGAGTCAGTAGTTACTGTCTTCCAAGTACCGGCAACCTTGACGTATGTTGCCATTTGTTATACGTACTTCAGCCAAACATCCCCATCAGAACCACCAGTAGGTGTTCCAGTAGATGTAAAGATGTTTCGTACAACTCCAGAGCTAGTACTTGCTGTAGTAACTGCACCGTTAGTCACACTTACTGCACCAATAGCAGTAGGTAAAACAGGGTCTAATCCGCCTTGAGCGTGTTGCGTAGCGTGAAGCGATGCCGCAGCACCAATAGACGCAGGATCAGCTTGAGCTGTTCCAAAAGACTCCCAAGTATTTGCAAGTTGATTCCATCTACGTAAACCCATTAGTTCACTCCATACACTAGGACGGTACCTGCGGTAAACCCGCCTGTACTAATTGTTAATTGAACAGAAGATAGTGGTTGAACTTGTAACCAAGCTCCAGCAAAAAAAATTGGGAAAACGTTATTAGCTGCGTTTCTGTAAATTCCTTCTACGGTTCCTAGTTGATATCCTTGATTATCTTGAATATCCTCAAATTTAAAAACAAATTTATTAGTAGTAATCCCAGACTTTATAGAAGGTATTCTAAGTATGTTTGTACCAGTGTTGCCGGTACTGTCAACGTAGCTTACTAGATCGTTATTACAAGTTACTGTTAGGTCTGCATTTGCTGAAAGAACTAGTCCTCGAACAAGAATGTACGCGTCTTTATACTCTCCGTTGATAGACAAATTAACTGTTCTACCAACAATTGTAGCTAAGTTAAGGGTTTGAAGAAGGTTTTTACCGGCATTGTTTTGCGTATCAGAGTCAATCCAAACATCACCGTCAGTAGCAGAGGTGGGTAAAAACGGCCCAATATGAATAGTTTTACCCGGACGATTATCCGTAAATGTAATTGCGCCTACATCTTGTCCGTTAAGTCTGATTGCCATTAGTCTGTAATCTCCGACCCAAAGGCATTAAAGGAAGTGTTATTTGTAGAGGCAAGGATGTAAATTGCATCGCCGGTTCTTAAGGTAATTCCAAGGGTATAAGTAATAGTAGACGTAGATGGAATAGTAGAGTCAAACACTAAGTATTGTTTTGTGCTATCGGCCGCGCCGTTTTCACGCACGGAAATTCTGTAGGTAGCTGCGGTGTTTCCACGGTTGCAAATTGCAATAGTAGAGACTACGGTTTGAATACCCGCGCCCACTGGCCCATAAAGAAGGGTATTAGTGGTACCTACTGGAGCTGATTGAGCTAGGATCTTATACGTTGTTGCCATCTAGGGTCTCCCGTGAATAAAAGGCTAAATTAGACTGAAGCCTAAGTTCTTCTGGATTTAATTCTACAGCTTTAGTGCCGTAAGTCAGGGCTTTCTCAAAGTTTCCTAAGTTATAAGATGCTATAGCAGCGTAGTCGTAGGGCATAAATCCCCAAGCAAACTCTTCGCATAGATACTCTAAAGGCTTTTCTATAATAGATAAGGCGTTTTCTGCCATAGATAGGCACTCTTCCCACCTGTTCTGGTTATAGTAGACCTCCGCTAACTCTACGTAAGCCTCTCTACGATTAGGTGCTTCCCTAACTGCTTTCTTAAACCATTCTTCTTTTTCTCTAGGATCAATTTCAAGTTTGGCTAAATAACGCATAGAAGCCGCACGTTCTGGGGGCCACACTGCTTTTGGTAAAGATAAGTGGCGTTTAAACTCTTCTGTAGCTAAAACAGCTTGACTATGAAAAAACAACTCTCGTGCGTAATAAAAAGCGTTTCGATCATCTGAAAGATCTTCTAGTACAGCTTGTTGTAAAAGGGGCATATATTGGGAACGAGACTTTGTGTCATCGGCGTGGTGGTGGATTTCTAGACCAACCCAACCTTGACGTTCTTCACTTTGATTAGTTACTAGTACCTCGTGTACTGGATGTTTCCAACGATAACCTTGACGAGAGTGGATCTTATCCCCACCGTATTGAAGCCCAGGAGAACCATCTTCTTTCCAATTCCAAGTGTATTGATATCTAGGTCGAGTCCAGCCCTCTTTAAACGCTTTCTCTAACTCTGGTCTCCAACCTTCAATTAAAACTTCGTCTAGGTCTAAGGCAATACAATAATCAATATCTTTAGGAATACCTGCAAGGGAAGCATTACGAGCATCATCAAATCTCCAAGGTTTTACGGAGATATCTATTACGTGGATGCCCAAAGACTTAGCGAGCTCAACAGTATTGTCGCTAGAACCAGTATCAGCAATAAGTAGGTAGTCAGCTTCTTTAGCAGAGTTGTACCATTTTTCAACAAATTGTGCTTCGTTTAGCGCAATCGAATAGACTGCAACTTTCATATTGTGCTCCGATTTTGTAGGGGTTATTTAGAAGCGGCTACTTTTCTTTTTAGGTCTTCTAGCGCATCTAGAACTCTATCGCGTGTTCTGGTGTCTAAAGACTTAATTTCGTCCATACGAACAAGCTCAGCTTCTAGAAGCGCGATACCTTGTTCGTAGTAAGTAGCGTCTACTTGCGGTGTTGTTTCTTCAGTCATCTATTACTCCTCTGTTGGGTAGACAAAATCGTAGCCAATTACGGCTCCAGTCTCATCCTTTACTTCGAATTTTTCTGCCCCAGTTTCTGGGTCAAGTCCTAAACTTTCTTTAGTTACTGTCATATTAATCTTCCCCAAATTCCAACGGTACTTGTTGAATATGATGCTGCTGTTGTTGGTAGGTCGCTAGTAGCAGATACCAGCCCTGTCATTCTTGGTGACAAAGTGCTTAGTGCTGAAGGAATAGAGTTAAAGGCAGTGTATACGGTACCAGTAGTAGCAGCTACCACCACAACTCCAATAGCATATCTAGTACCTTGAACAAGGGTGTATGTAGATGGGTATCCACCGGTAGTATTAAACACGCGGTTGTACACGGTATTAGCAGAGCTAAAGACAGTTGTATCTGAGGCTGTTCTTGCTACCAAGGTAGCTGTTCCGTCTCCTGCCACAGTGTATAAGCCA